AGCAAGCACGTTCTTCCTAGAATATATAGCAAGACCACAAACCGCAGAGATGTTCTTTGAGGATGTTTTAATGGCATTAGTATTTTACGGTATGCCTTTACTTGCAGAAAACAATAAACCACGTCTATTGTACTATCTAAGACGTAGAGGCTACAGAGGATATAGTATGAATAGACCAGATAGAACTTGGAGAAAAATGTCTACTGCCGAAAAAGAAATAGGTGGTATACCTAACTCAAGCGAAGATATTAAGCAAGCTCACGCTGCGGCAATAGAAATGTACATACAGAACTATGTAGGCCATTTAGGTGATGGTAATTACGGTACAGTATATTTCAACGATCTTTTAAACGATTGGTCTAAGTTTGATATAAACCGAAGAACTAAACACGACGCGTCTATAAGCTCTGGGCTAGCTATCATGGCTTGCAATAGGCATTTATACGCACCAAATGTAAAAGTAGAAAAAACACCTTTGAATTTAAATATAGCAAGATACAATAATAAAGGATTAAATTCTAAGATAATTAAATAGGTATGGCTGAAAACATATATGTAAACTTTCCTTCTCAAGCAGTTTCTGATTTAGAGAAAATGAGTCCAGAGTATGGGCTTAAAGTAGCTAGGGCTATTGAGCAGGAGTGGTTTAAGGATCATCACACTAATAGATATCGCAGTACACAAGCTAAGTTTCACAGCTTAAGATTATATGCAAGAGGAGAACAGAGTATTCAAAAATACAAAGACGAGCTGTCTATTAATGGTGATTTATCATATCTTAATCTAGATTGGACACCAGTACCTATTATACCTAAGTTCGTTGACATTCTAGTTAACGGCATGTCTGAGCGAATGTTTAAAATTAACGCATACTCACAAGATCAATACGGCGTAAGTAAACGAACAGAATACATAGAGTCTATACAAAGAGACATTGACCAATCAGCGTATAATGATCAAGCTGCCAAGCATTTTAATGTTGATCTATACGAAAATAAAAAAGAAGAGCTTCCTGATACTCAAGAAGAATTAGACTTGCATATGCAGCTTAATTATAAACAAGCTGTAGAAATAGCAGAAGAGCAAGCTATTGATGCTTTACTTAAAGGTAGCAATTATGATTTAATTAGACGAAGAGTATTATATGATCTAGCTGTTTTAGGTATAGGTTGCGTAAAAACAAGCTTTAATTGGAGCGAAGGAGCTACAGTAGATTACGTTGATCCTGCTAATATAGTTTATTCTTATACTGAATCACCATACTTTGACGATATATACTATATAGGTGAAATAAAAACTATACCTATTAACGAGTTAGCTAGAGAGTTTGATCATTTAAGTGAAAGTGAGTTAGAAGAAATAAGTAAGCGAGCTTCTAAAAGATATTTAGGTAATAGAAGAATTCATGAAGTAGATAAAAACAAAGTTCAAGTTTTATACTTTAATTACAGAACATATACAAACGACGTATACAAGCTTAAAGAAACCTCTAGCGGAGGTTATAAAGCCATAGAAAAAGACGATACATTTAATCCTCCTAAAGATAAGCAGGTAGGTTACGCTAGAATGACAAGATCTGTTGAATGTGTATTTGAAGGCGCTATAGTTGTAGGTACAGATAAGATATTAAAATGGAACAAAGCTGAGAACATGATGCGTAGTAAGTCTGACTTTAACAAAGTTAAGATGAACTATTCATTAGTAGCGCCACGCATGTATGAAGGTCGTATAGAATCGTTAGTTAGTAGAATTACAGGATTTGCTGACATGATTCAGCTTACACACTTAAAGTTACAGCAAGTTATGTCTAAGATGGTGCCAGATGGTGTTTATCTCGATGCAGACGGGCTTGCTGAAATAGATTTAGGTAACGGTACTAATTACAACCCACAAGAAGCCCTCAACATGTTCTTCCAAACTGGTAGTGTAATTGGTAGAAGTTTTACCGGTGATGGTGATCAAAATCCTGGAGCAGTACCTATTAGAGAAATATCTAACGGAGCAGGTGCTGGCAATAAAATTCAAGCTCTTATTGGTAATTACAACTATTATCTACAAATGATAAGAGACGTAACGGGTCTTAACGAAGCTAGAGATGCTAGCGTTCCAGATCCTAAGTCATTAGTTGGAGTTCAAAAACTAGCTGCAGCTAATTCAAATGTAGCTACACGCCACATTCTACTTAGCTCTATGTTCTTAACTTCTGAGGTTGCTGAAGCTTTATCTTTACGCATATCAGATATATTAGAATATTCTCCAACAGCTGATGCGTTTGTACAGGCAATAGGTTCACATAACGTAGCTACACTTAAAGAAATGTCTGAGCTTCATTTGTATGATTTTGGTATATTTATAGAATTAGATCCAGATGAAGAAGAAAAGCAAATGCTTGAGAACAATATTCAAACAGCTTTATCACAAGGATTAATTGATTTAGATGATGCCATAGATATTAGAGAAGTTAGAAATACAAAACTAGCTAATCAACTTTTAAAAATTAAACGCAAGAAAAAACAAGAGCGAGATCAAGAAATCCAACAAGAAAACGCGAAAGCCCAGGCAGACGCGAATGCACAGGCTCAACAAGCCATTGCTCAAACTGAGATGCAAAAAAATAAGGAAAAAGCTGAAGCGGACACAAGAATAGAAGAGCTAAGAGCCGCAACTAAGCTAAAGCATCTACAAGAAGAAGTTAGATTAAAGAAAGAACTCATGCAGTTTGAGTTTGATTTAAACCAACAGTTAAGGTCTCAGGAGCGTCAGTCTACAGAGAAAATAGAGGATATGAAAGAGCGAGGTAAAGATAGGCGAGAAAAAGTTAAACAAGAACCTAAAAAGTTTGAGTCTTCAGGTAATGATATACTAGGAGGCGGAATGGGTTTGGATAAGTTCACCCCACAAATTGGAACTTAATAAATTATATAATATTTTATCATGGAAGAAAACAACCAAACAGATCTTGAGGAGGTAATCCAAGAGGTTGAAAATGAAGAACAGCCTGTAGAAGAGGTTGTTGAAGAAAAACCAGAATTAGATTTAAGTAAATTTAATAGTGCAGATAATCCTGAAGTTATTAAAGTGGATTTATCACAAACACCAACCAATGAAACTGAAGAAAGTAACACTGACGACACAGGAGTGGCTAGAGTCGATGAAAACACCGAGCCCTCACAAAGTGAAGACAAAGTACAACCGCAAGGAGAAGTACAAGAAGAAGTACCAGTACTAGAAGAGGTTTCCGAAGAAGTCGAAGAACTAGCCGAAGAAGCTGTTGAGGCTATACAAGAAGCCGAAGCTACAGGTGAGGCTCTTCCAGAAAATATTCAAAAGCTAGTTGATTTTATGGATGAAACTGGTGGAGATCTTCAAGATTATGTAAAACTAAATAGAGACGTATCTAACATAGATGATCAAGACGCTTTATTAGAATACTATAGAACTACTAAACCGCATTTATCTTTAGAGGAAGTAAACTTTTTAATGGAAGATCAATTTGCTTACGACGAAGATGAAGATAGCGAAAGAGATATTAAACGTAAAAAATTGGCCCGAAAAGAGCAAGTTGCTGAGGCCAAGACCTACTTAGACGGGCAAAAGTCTAAATATTACGAAGAAATTAAAGCTGGAAGCAAGCTCACATCTGAGCAGCAAAAAGCAATTGATTTTTTCAATCGATACAATAAAGAGGAGAAGCAAAGGCAAGATAGAGTTAAACAACAAACATCTAACTTTAACAAGAAGACCGAGCAGGTTTTCAATGACAAATTCAAAGGTTTTGAATATAACGTCGGAGACAAAAAGTATAGATACAATGTTAATAACGCTAATCAAGTAAAGGAAACACAGCTTGACATTAATAATTTCGTAGGAAAGTTTCTTGACGAAAATAATGCAATAGAAGATGCTAAAGGTTACCACAAAAGCTTGTACACAGCAATGAATGCTGATGCTATCGCTCAACACTTTTACGAACAAGGTAAAGCAGATGCTATCAAAGATGGCGTTGCTAAAGCTAAAAACATCAATGTTAACTCACGACAATCACACGGTGAGGTTGACACGGGTGGTATTAAAGTTCGTGTGTTAGGTGATGATTCAAAATCTTTTAAGTTCAAAATTAAAAATAAAAAATAAAAATTAAGAAAAAATGGCATTAACACCAGGAGATAATTTGAATAGCGTACCTGCTCCAATTCAGCAG